CCAATACTTATTTCCATCGTTTTGAAATTTATCATTTCAGCAATTTTGAAAAAGATTTCAGTTTAATTTTTTGAAAAAGATTTAATTTAAGGGGAGGGGGTCAAAATAGTTTGATTTTTTGACCTCCAGACCGACTTTCGCCCCTGTTACACGTTTTTACACGACCATACCAGTGAAAATCGTATAACCCAGTATAACGAAAGATATCGAAGGAGAAAACTATGGCGACCAGAGGAAGAAAAACTGTAGACCGATCTTCATGGATGCGTGCAGGTGGAGAGCTTACCAAAAAACCAAAAGATTTAACAGCGGCGGAACAGAAATATTATACGTGGATTTTAGAAGCTTTAACTTGGGTTGGTGTCGGTGGAGAAGCAGATTTAGAAACAATAAAAACGGTTAGCCGTATAGGAGCAAGATGCGACAGCCTGAGAAAAATAGTGGCGGGATTAGATTCTCCGCTAGTACCGAAAGGGCAAAACGGAAGCCAACTCCATCCAGCTTACGAAAGTCTGGCATCACTGGAGACGAGGTATCGGGATTGCCTGAGCAGCCTTTATCTGAGTCCAAAAGCAAGAGGACAGTGTCGTCTACCAGCGGATCAGCAGGCGGGGTTAGCAAAACACGACGAAGAACTAAATCCAATATTGAAATTGCTGGGGAGTTGAAAGCGAACAACGTAGCATTATTCTTTGATAAATGTTTGACGCATGTTAAGGGGGAGCTTAGTGGTCGTCCCTTAACCCTGTCTGACTGGCAGTTTAATGACATTATCAAACCGCTTTTTGGAACGCTAAACGATGATGGAACCCGTAGATTCAGAACTGCTTACATTGAAATCCCCCGTAAAAATGGTAAGTCAACGCTTGCAGCAGGGATTGCACTCTTCCTTTTATTGGCTGACGGTGAGCAGGGTGCTGAAATAGTTAGTGCTGCGGCGGATAGAGAGCAAGCTTCAATCGTTTTTGACATTGCATCAAGCATGATCCAAGCTAACCCACTCCTATCTCAGCGTTGTACGGTCATGCGAAAAGAGATTGTGACCAAGAATGGTTCACGTTATAGAGCTATTTCAGCAGACGCATTTACAAAGCACGGTATGAATTGCTCTGGAATCATCTTCGATGAGCTACACGCACAGCCAAATAGAGAACTTTGGGACGTTTTAACGACCTCAACTGGAGCAAGAGTCCAGCCATTAACCATATCAATCACTACGGCGGGGCATGATCGTAACTCTTTGTGCTACGAAATGCACACAAAAGCACGTGGTGTTCTTGATGGATCAATCAAAGATGGCTCATTTTTACCCGTACTATACCGTGCTCCAGACGGTTCTGACTGGAGAAAAGAGGAGACTTGGCGCATAGCAAATCCGGGCTATGGTGTGAGCGTAAGAGCGGAATATTTCCATCAAGCTGCTGCTGATGCGGCATCAAGTCCAGCACGTGAGTTAGCTTTTAGAAGGCTACATCTCTGCGAATGGACGGACACAATTACTCGCTGGCTTAATCTCGACAACTGGGATGCGTGCAGAGCGGCAAGACCAGACTTAACTGGTCGTCCATGTTACGGTGCTTTGGACTTATCATCGACTGTTGACTTGTCCGCATTCGTGCTAGCTTTTCCAATGGATGACGGGACTATCTGGATAGAACCTTATTGCTGGGCACCACGTGGTGTACTCAAACTGCGTGAACGTAGTAATAAGATGAGATATGATCAGTGGTATGCATCTTCACATCTCAGATTAACAGACGGTGATGTTATTGAGTATGATGAGGTGTACGGACACATTAAAACATTAGCGCAACAATATAGAATTATTGATGTTGCAATCGATAGATGGAATTGTGCTCAACTAGCGCAGCAAATGCAGTCAGATGGTATTCAAGTATTCGGGTTTGGACAGGGCTATGCGTCTATGTCACCAGCGGCAAAGGACTTTGAAACATTGATTACGGCAAAGAAAATCAGGCATGATGGACATCCAGTACTGCGCTGGTGTATCGGTAATTGCAGCATTGAGTCTGACGCCGCTGGTAATATTAAACCGAGCAAATCTAAATCGAGTGAAAAAATAGATGCCTTGATCGCATCCGTAATGGCGGTAGCTCGATCACGTGTTGGTGAAGCTGGCGGCATTAAAGGCATTGGAGCACCAAGCATATACGAACAAAGAGGGATGGTGACTCTATGAAAATCATTGAAACAATTAAAAACTTTTTTACTAGAGCTGCACCTTCTGTACGCCCCGGTTTACGTGACCCCGCCTTAGCGCAACTTTACGGTGGAGCAGTATCAGCAGGTGGTGTGTCAGTCAGTGAGGATACGGCTACAGCTTATGCTCCGTTCTGGCAAGCTTCAAGAATCATTGCAGAAACCGTTGCATCCCTCCCTTTCCATTTCTACAGGAATACGGGAGGAGCAAGAATTTGTGTTGATGATATTATGCCAGCCGCAGATTTGTTGCGGTTTAATCCCAATGAAGAAATGAATGCTCTCCAGTTTCGTGAGGCATGGTTAAGTCATGCTCTGATCTGGGGTAACGGGTTCGCTGAAATTGAACGTGATGCAGCAGGTCGTCCAATTAAGTTATGGCTGTTGCGTCCAGATATGGTCGTCGTAACAAGGAATAATTTCGGTGAAGTTGTTTACGTTTACGGATTACCAGCACAGAAACCAGTACATCTACCCGCATCAGACATGCTACATTTGCGTGGACCCGGGACTGACGGTATTTTAGGACAGAGTATTGTCGCTTTAGCTCGAGATAGTATCGGGTTAGGCATGGCAGCAGAACGATTTGGATCACTATTCTTCGGTAATGGAGCACGTCCTAGCGGTGTTTTAGAACATCCGGGCAGACTTAGTGACGATGCGAGGTCACGTTTGCGTGGTGATTACGAAAGAATCCACTCTGGTATTGATAATAGTCACCGTATTTGCATTCTTGAAGAGGGTATGAAGTGGACAACCACAGCAATTCCACCTGAAGATGCCCAGTTTTTACAGACTAGACGCTTCCAAATCGAAGAAATTGCACGCTGGTTTAACATCCCGTTGAGTAAATTGCGTGTTACTGGCGCTAATTATGCCAGTTTAGAGCAAGAAAATCAGGCATTTTTATCCGAAACACTACGTCCTTGGCTGATTAGGATCGAACAAGAGATCAGAAATAAGCTTCTTCTACCTGAATCACGTGATTATTATTGCGAACATAAGGTAGAAGGATTGCTAAGAACAGACTTAGCAGCAAGATATGCAGCTTATTCTGTAGGAAGAAACTGGGGTTGGCTTTCGGTTAATGAGATTCGTGCGCTTGAACAGCTTGAACCTATTCAGGGTGGAGACGTGTTCTTACAACCTTTGAATATGCAGCCTCTTGATTCGCAGGGTGGAGCGCAATCACCTCCTGCGTCGTCTCCTGTTATCATAGATAGTAGTAGCACTGATTCGCAAACTGATACCAATCCAGATAAGGAGGCTAGCTATGATCAACAAAATTGAACGAAGGGCTGTTGCCGACCAACTGGAATCCAGTGGTAACCAGCTTGTTGGTTATGCTTCTGTTTATAATTCACTTAGTGAAGACCTTGGCAAGTTCTTTGAACGTATTGCTCCATCTGCATTTGAAAAGACGTTATCCATTAAGTCTGATGTCAGAGCTTTGATCAATCACGATTCAAATCTTGTCTTGGGTCGAACTTCAAATGGGACTCTTCGTCTCAGCAGTGATGATCGTGGTTTGCGTGTGGAGATTGATCCACCTGACACATCATATTTTCGAGACTTGAAAGAGTTAATTAAACGAGGGGATGTCAATCAGATGTCGATTGGTTTCTTCGTTAAAGCTGAAGACTGGGCTGTAGAGAACTCAGTGCGTGTCCGCACAGTAACTGACGTTGAGTTACTGGAGGTCAGTATTGTGACTATCCCAGCGTACGCTGATACAAGCATTGCCCTACGCTCGAGCAAAGTTTGGGAACTTCGTAGATTGATGTCTGCGAAAGATAGAGAGCGCAAGTTTCAATTGTCGCAGCTATGCTGCCGGAGGGACGTACCATGAGTGATCGTAAAACTTTAGTGTCCGAGCGCAGTAAGCTCGTCGCACAGGCTTCAGACCTTAACAAAATTGCGGAAGTTCGTGAGTGGACTCCCGAAGAAACTGCAAAGGTTGATGACCTTATTGCCAAAATTGAAGCCCTTGATGCAAGGGTTGTCGAACTTGAAAACTACGAGTCTGAGCCAGCAGAAGCAGAAGTTGCTCCTGAAGAAGCTCCAGTAGATCCAGAACAGAACAGCCGCAGACGCAGCTTGATCTCTGGTTTTGAAAACAAACCACAGCGCAGAACTGCACCAGCCCCTATCGGTGTTCCTATGTTTAGTCGTGATCTTGACGACAAACGCAGCGAAAAAGATCGTACACTTGCCATGCGTGGCTGGTTTGCAGGTAAAAATGCAAGCAAAGAAGAACGCAGCGCAGCTTTCCGTACTGGTCTTGACGTTAATTCAGATCGTCTAGTGCTTCGTGCCAACTCAACATCAGGAACTGCTGGTGGTTATACCATCCCGCAAGGTTTCCTTGCTCAGTTGGAGCAGCGTGCAGCCTACTTTAATCCACTTAGGGATGTAGCTACAGTCGTTCGTACTGATACTAGCAACAACCTTCCATTCCCAGTGATCGACGATACCGCTAATGTTTCAGCAATTGGCGCAGAAAATACTGCTCCATCCGCTGTAGATATGGTGTTCAGTCAGATTACTCTCGGGTCATATCGTACTGAATCACTTATCAAACTCAGTAATGAGTTGCTTCGTGACTCAGGTCTTGATATGCCATCTATTATCGCTAACCTTTTGGGCGAACGTATTGGTCGAAAAGAGGCAACTGATCACGCAACTGGTAACGGTTCTTCCGCTCCAGAAGGCGTAGTCACTGGTTCATCTGCTGGTGTAGCTGGTGCGACAACCACCACTATTACACTCGCTAACGTGATGGGTCTTCGCAACAGTCTTGATTATGCTTATCAACAGAATGCTTCTTTCATGATGCACCAATCTGTATGGAACAGCATTCTTCAGCTTGCGGACAGTCAGGCACGTCCTTTGTTCCTCGACTTGTTAAATGGAAATCAAGCTAAATTGCTTGGCTATCCAGTAATCGTCAACAACGCAATGGCATCTAGCATTGCAGCTTCTGCTAAAACTGTATTGTTTGGAGATTTCAGTAAGTACATCATTCGTGATTGCGGCGACATCGTCATCGTAAGATTGAATGAACTGTATGCTGCTGAGTTTGCTACTGGTTTCCTTGCAGCTCGTTGGAGTGATGCTAAGGTTTCTCAGACCAACGCTATCAAACGTATTACTCAGCCAGCTTCCTAACTTAAAGGTTGAATATGCAAATTAAAGTATTAACAAACTGTGTTGGTGATGTCTTCACGTGGAATACTGGAGACATCGTCAACGTATCTGAATCGGACGGGCAAAGGATGATTGATTCCCAGATTGGTGAATTAGTTACCGATGCTCGTCCAGTTCCAGAAGCTCCTGAATCTAAACGTAAAGCAAAGCAGGAGACACGATGAATCTAAAGGTGTTAGCAAGATCAACTGTAGAGCCAGTCCTTATCTCTGAGGCTAAGACGTACCTACGTATTGACCACACGGATGAAGATTCGCTTGTTGGCGGATTGATTACTGCTGCACGAGATCATGTGGAACGATATACACGTCGAGTGTTAATCTATACAGCATTTAGGTTAACACTTGACACATTTCCCCCATATAACTTTG